GAAAATTTGATGTAGCCAAAAAGAATTTTGAATTGAATTTCATTCCTTTCTCTGAAATTGATGCCATTGGTAAGGGTGTTGCCACGGAGGATATCAACCGCACAACTTCGCTCAACGTTCCGGGCTCGGATGAGTTGGCGATATCGTCTGCCACGACGACAGGTTGCCCACAGTAGCCATCAAAATGATTTGAAGCTCCACTGACATCTAAAGCATATATGGATAGCTTTAGATCGGCAGGCGTGATCTCAGAATTAAGCTCTCGCCTATATTCTGCTACCAACAATTCAGCCATGGTGTTCATGAGAAGTGATTTCCCACACCCAGCTGCTCCTGAAATCCATACACCAACAGGTTCCATGCGGGACCTGCTAGTAATGAGTTTCTTCCTGTACTCCGCCTCCTTCTCTCTAACCTCTTTGAAAAATGCCTGAAACGACCGAATTTTGAAGATTTCACATTTTGCCTGATATTTATCACAAGGTGCCAAAACATTGGTTGCAAAGTCTCGGTAATTTACCGTAAAATTGTCCAAAAGAAAGCGTTGATTATGTTCAATATAATAATGCTGGGCTTTGGTCAAAGCCTCAACTGCCACTTCCGCTGTTTCCTTTCCTGTCAGAGCATTATAAAAATCTGTAATAAAACTCCAAAGATTTGCAAAAATTTCTGTGATATTTTTTGAAAATAAATTTCTTGAATTGAAAGACAGGATTGATTCTTTTGACAACTTTGATCCTATGAGACTAGTCATTCCCTTGATGAGCATCATCGAGGGACTGATACTCCCAAACTGATCTTCCCTTTTGGTGCCCAACCAAGCCACAAACTGTGATAGATGTTTGTAATGCATGAAATGCACAGCTGCAAAGCCGCACTGGATACCCATCGCCACCCAATCCTCATTGAGGTAGGCACAATAGATTGCATACAACATACTAATCACTCCTGTGACTTTTTGAGCTCCTTCAAAGATTGTCTCCTTGAACTTCTCTACTTCCTCGTTGATTCCTTCAGCCAACATTTGTTTAACAAAATTGGTGAAAGTCTCCTTCGTTTTCTCAACTCCTCTGGAAACCCCGTTAGTCAGCATATCAAATAACTGCTTCACAGGGGTCCACTGCTCTTCACGGAGTCCTCCGGGTGTTGTTTCGGAATCCGCAAGAGATTGGACAAGCGCTACAGGGTTACTGGAGCGGTTAATGAGAAAATCCTTCACATGCCCTATCACACGCGCCCTCGCCTGGCGCTGTGCCTCCCTTTTAGAGAAACCACTTCCTCTAAAAGTTTTCCCTGCATACTGGATGGTTGTTAGCCATTTGTTTCCAATATACAAGTCCTCTGAGTCTGGTCGGCGCGACCACTCATTTACCATTTGTTCGTACACACGATGTGGGTCTGCACGAGATGGCTTCTGTCCTCTGGATTTACCAGTAGCATTTGATGTAGGAGGATGGGGTGAAATTGTTGGACAATTCACCTTGGTTGTCTCCTCGGACTGGATAGTCCACTCAGCTGTAACTGTGGGAAGTTCAGCTGTCTTCGCCTCCTCAGGGGCGTCAGTCTCCATTGTAGAGAGACAGGTACACTTGAATTTAAAAAGATTCTTGAAACCAAAAGCTGCATGACCCATTTTCCTTGAGATGTTATGGTCTACGTCATCACTCTCTGTGGTTTCGGTCCCTACGGTAGGGAGATTTGGAATCTTTGTTCTTTCCTCGCTCTGAAGATCGAACCCATTCCCAGGTGGAAGCTCGGAATTTGTTAAATTCAAAGTATCTCCGGTGTGGTACTCAAATATGGGGGGTGGCAATGGAATGTAATACTGCACATCCTCCCCATCTGAGGTATACACCACAACTGTCATATTAGGATAACTAATGGCTGTTTGATTGCCACCAGGATTCTCCTCTACAAGTCTCTGACCCCATGCTCCCAAGTACACAACTCCTCGGCGCGCTCCTGCTCCTCCATTTCTATAGATGGAACTATCAGAAAAGATAGGAGCGAT